CTGAGATACTTGAAAAAGAAGTTTCTGTTTCAGATATTTTAACAAAGGCTGAGGTTCTTTTGAAAGAAGATAAAGAAAATACGGCACTTAAAAATTTATTAAGTGGTAAAACAAAAAATGGGATATTTGGAGATGAGTTTTTTGTGATAAATGAAAAGATTGTTAATTTGTCAAACCCTTTAATAACGGAAGATGGAAAAGAAATAGTTGAACTTTATTACTCAGAAACTTTAGACCCTGAAGGTAGGGGGTATAAGAATCTGATGAAAATGATGATGGAAGATGGTTTATTTAAATACCTACCTAAAAGAGATAATGAATGGGTGAATTTCTTAAAACCCTATTTAAAATTAGCAAGAAAAGAAAAAAGAAAATTTAAAAATTAAACGTATGAAAGAGCAAACAACTACAAAATTGGAATTCTTAATGAAAGTGAATAATAACATTATTGTTCAAAGACTTTTTAACATTAAAGATTTTAACCCAAAGGCGAAGAGTTCGGTTGAATTATATAATCTAATTAAAGATTTTAAGAACGATTTGGAAAAAGAGTTGAAGATGAAAACAGCAACATACATGCTAGACAATATGTATGAAATAATCAACAATCCTGCTATTTTGGATACGTCATATACTGACGGACCTGAGTCATTTAGCATCTATATTAAAGAAGGAGACGTGACAATTTGTCATAGAGAGTTTGATGCTAAAATATACCCTCCGAAGATAAGATATACCGTGGATGTACGCCCACACTTAAAAAATTTATTAATGTCTTTGACTGACATTTTTTCATCTAAAAATTTAACATACGAATATCTTGGAGTTCCACTTTCGGTTTAATATTTATGATTGATATAATATAAAAACATATGAGTTCTAAGAAAAATTTTGATTATTTAGGTAGCGGTTTTCAGCTACAATTATTAAACCAGATTATTGTTGACAAAGACTTTTCAAGGTCAATTATTGACGTAATTGAGGTAAACTACTTTGAAAATAAGTACTTCAAATTAATCATGCAAATGATTAAAGAATATTATTCAAAGTATGAGCATACTCCAACTTACGATACTTTGGAGCAGATTACTAAATCTGAATTACAACAAGAGTTAGCATCAAAAATGGTAATTGATACCATTAAGAAAATTAAAGAGTCCCCAGTTGAAGGTGGGGACTTTGTACAAGACAAAGCGATGAAGTTTTGTAAACAACAGGAACTTCAAAAAGTAATGAATAAAGCTCAAAAAATCATAGATGGTGGTGAGTTTGAAAATTACGATAAAGTAGAACAACTTGTTAGAACCGCATTACAAGTTGGTCAAAGAGAGGATGGAATGCAAGATGTATTCTCTGAGTTAGAAGAGGTTTTAAACGAGGATTATAGACATCCAATCCCTATGGGAATCCCAGGTATTGATAGATTATTAAAAGGTGGATTAGCTAAAGGTGAGATTGGTGTTGTATTGGCACCTACAGGTGTTGGTAAATCAACCTTGTTAACTAAAATCTCAAATAATGCGTTTAATTTAGGTTATAACGTACTTCAAATATTTTTTGAGGATAACCCTAAGATTATCCAAAGAAAACATATAACTTTGTGGACTAAAATTCACCCTGATGAGTTATCAGTTAAAAAAGATGAGGTGATGGTTAAGGTAAAAGAGATTAAGGATAAAATGGAAAACAAACTTATCCTAACTAAATTACCTTCTGATACAATGAGTATGTTACAAATTAAAAATCAAATCAGAAAAATGATTGCTGATGGAACTAAGATTGATATGGTTCTGTTGGATTATATTGACTGTGTTTTACCTGATAGAAATTTAGGTGATGAGTGGAAGTCTGAAGGTTCTGTAATGAGAGCGTTTGAAGCAATGTGTCATGAACTTGATATTGTTGGATGGACCGCAACACAAGGTAATCGTCAATCAATATCATCTGATGTTGTAACTACAGACCAAATGGGTGGGTCAATTAAAAAGGCTCAAGTTGGTCACGTAATTATATCTGTTGCAAAAACATTACAACAAAAAGAGATGAAATTGGCAACAATTGCGATTACTAAATCAAGAATTGGTGATGATGGGGTGGTTTTTGAAAACTGTAAATTTGATAACGGAATGTTGGAAATTGATACTGAATCATCAGTTACATTCTTGGGACTTGAAGAACAACAAGAAGAAAGGAATAGACAGCGAATCAAAGATTTAATGGAGAGACGAAAAGAAAAAAAAGGTAACGAAAACAAAGAAGATAAATAAGAATAATATGGAAAAAATACTAAAAGAAAATCCTGGAAGATTTGTAATCTTCCCGATTGAACATAATGACATTTGGGAATTTTACCAACAACATCAGGCGGCGTTTTGGACTGCTGAAGAAGTGGACCTAACAGATGACATCAGAGATTGGCAAAAACTATCTGAAAATGAACAATATTTTATTAAAAATGTGTTATCATTTTTTGCGGCATCTGATGGGATAGTTAATGAAAATTTGGCTGAGAACTTCTATAGAGAGGTTCAATACCCTGAAGCTAAATTCTTCTATGGTATGCAACTCGCAATGGAAAACATTCACTCGTTGATGTATTCGCTTTTGATAGATACTTATATTAATAATCCGAAGGAAAAAGATGAATGTTTCAACGCAATTGATAGATTACCTGCGGTCCAAAAGAAAGCAAAATGGGCTTTGGATTGGATTGAAAACGCATCGTTTCAAGAGAGATTGGTTGCCTTCGCAGCGGTTGAAGGTATTTTCTTTTCAGGTTCTTTTTGTTCTATCTTTTGGTTGAAGTCTAGAGGTGTTATGCCAGGTCTGTGTAACGCAAACGCCCTAATCTTTAAAGATGAGAACTTGCATTGTGATTTTGCAATTCATTTGTTGAATAATCACGTTGAAAACAAACCAAGTGAAAAGAGAATTAAAGAAATTTTGTTATCCGCATTGGAAATTGAAAAAGAATTTATTACTGAATCATTACCTGTGTCATTAATCGGTATGAATTCTAATTTAATGAAACAATATCTTGAATTTGTGGTTGATGGACTACTTGTTAAATTTGGTTGTAAAAAACAATTTAATGTAGAACAACCATTTAAATTTATGGAACAGATTGCGGTTGAAACAAAAGGGAATTTCTTTGAATCAAGAACTGTTGAATACCAAAAAGCGAAATTGAATGAAACTATTACTTTTACTGACGATTTTTAATAAAAAGATTAACTAATTATGATGTCATTACGAATTAAAAAAAGAGGAGGAGATGAGGTATCGTTTAACCCACAAAAAATATACAATAGGGTTAAAAGAGCTTCTAAAGGATTAAATGTTAACTCAGATGAGATTTTCATTAAAGTAATTACTTCAGTACCTACTGAAGGGTTTATTACAACAAAAGAGCTGGATAAGTTGGTTTTTGAGATTGCTGCGTCATACACAGGTAGTCATCACGACTATTCAAGATTAGCGTCATCAGTTGCGATATCATCATATCATAAAGAAACTAATGAGAGTTTCTCAAAAACAATGGAATTACTTCATGCTGAAGGTGTTATTAATACTAAGTTAATGGAGACAATTGCTCTTTACGGACCTAATAATATTGATTCCGTTATTAATCACGAGAACGATTATCAGTTTGATTACTTTGCTTGGAAAGCATTACAAGAAATGTATTTATTAAAATTACCTACAGGTGAAGTTGTTGAAAGACCACAACATATGTATATGAGAATTGCTTTGTGGGTAACTGATTCATACGAAGAGGCTATGGATTATTATAAATCATTATCAGAACAAAGAATTTCAAAGGCAACACCTATTATGATTAATTCAGGTACTTTGATACCTCAATTAGCATCATGTGTCTTACATTATAATAATTCTGACTCTCGTGAAGGATTATTGGGAACTATGAATGATATTTCAACCTACTCATCAGACGCTGCTGGTATTGGATTGTGTATGTCAAACCAAAGAAGTAAAGAAAGTCGTATCACAACTTCAGGTGGATTTGCAGGTGGTTTATTAAAATACCTTAAAATTGTTAATGAATCACTAAGATTCTTTAACCAACAAGGTAGACGACCTGGTAGTGCAGCGATTTATATTGAACCTTGGCATAAAGATATTTTTGATTTACTTGAGATTAAGAAAAATACAGGTAAAGAAGAATTAAGGGCTAGAGATTTATTCACAGCACTTTGGATTCCCGATAACTTTATGAGGGCGGTTAAAAACAATGATGATTGGTATTTGTTCTGTCCTAATGACATTAAAAAGGCTGGTCTTAAACCACTACAAGAATGTTATGGTGAGGAGTATGAAGGTATCTACCAAACTGCCGTTGATTTAGGTTTAGGTAAAAAAGTTAAAGCTCAAGAAATTTGGAATAAAATTATTGAGTCTCAAGTTGAAACTGGAGTACCTTATTTATGTTCTAAAGATAGTGCTAATAAAAAAACTAACCATCAAAATATTGGTGTTATTAAACAATCTAATTTGTGTAATGAAATTTATCAATATACTGATGAAACAACTACCGCAATTTGTACTTTATCATCAATGGTGTTAAAGAACTTTATTATTGATGGTAAATTTGATTTTAAACTATTACATGATGAGGTAAGAAAAGTTGTTAGAACACTTAATAAAGTAATTGATATTAATAGTTACTCAACTGAAAAAGGTCGTAAAGGTGGGTTAGAACAAAGAGCTATTGCAATCGGTACT